TTGATAAATCGTATGATACTCAGGATCAAATGGTCCTTGGTTCATTACATTATCAATGAATACAAGATATATTCGACCTGTGTCTGTGCGTTCTTTCAGTATACCACTCTTGAAAACTTCTTCGGCACTCATGGTCTTGGTACGCAGGTCTTTGCGTTTTTCGTACTTTACGTAGAGCTCTTCGAAGCGTTCTGTGTTTTGATAAAACGCTTCGTATAAGTCTGGTACTTGGTTGGGATCAAAGAACGTTATTTGTTCTTTGTTTTTAAATCGTCTCCAGAAGAAAGCACTAAGCACAACCCCATAATCCATATGACGGACTCGGGTTTCTTCTGTTCCTTGGTTGTTTTTAAGCACAATAAGATCATCAAACTGATGATGCCAAATAGGATAAAAAACAGTAGCACTTGCATTACGAATACCTCCTTGACTGCAACTTCTTAGGTCGCCGAACCATTTTTTCAGGAAAGGTATCATACCTGTGTGCATAATCTCACCACCACGGATGGGACTGCCTAGTGGACGCAATCGTCCTATCTCCAAACCAATGCCTGCTCGCTTGCTGGCATACTTGGCCATCATTTCACCTGAAGCAAATATACTGTCCAGATCATCGTCACTCCTGATAAGTACGCAACTACTAAACTGTTTAGTAGGAGTCCCAAGACCAGCGAGCACAGGAGTAGCAAGAGTAAACAAGCCGTCACTAGCTGCTGTGTAATATTCTTTGATGTAGCGCATTCTCGATGCATTCTGTTCTTCTCGGTGAAATACAGTAGCGGCCGCGACCATGTATCTAATTTGTGGAGTTTCATAAGTTTCCTTTGTGGCACGATTCTTGACCAAATATTTTTCAATCAACTGCTCGATGGCAGCATACCCATATTCTTCATCTTTAGAATGATCCAGCATGTCATTCATCTTGTTCCAATCTTCTTCGTTGTACCAAGTCAATAATTCAGCTGTGTACAAACCAGTGGCCACATTGGTTTTTACAATCTCGTAGAGGTGGGGAGGCTCGTAGGAGCCATAAACATCCTTACGCAACATACTTAAACGTTGCTTGCCTGCTACATATTGATAGTTAACATGTCCAACATCTGGATTTGATTCTACATCAATCAAATCCACAATAGCTCTCAGCGTGATGCCATCTATTTCTTGTGTGGTGATTCCATCGTAAAAATGTGGCTGGGCTTTGATTTCAATCATGCTCTGACTGACATCGGCTATTCCTCTACATACTTTTGCAATCTGTGTCTGCCATTTTTCCAGTGTCAACTGTTCTCTTTGCCCATTGCGTTTAATCACCGTTATTGTCATTGTTTTCTCTACGTTATTCTTTGCGATCTGATATTTATTTGTTACTGTTATTTGTCCAGATGATGCTGGTTTCAACTCCGCTTAATTCAACAGTTGACAAAACACACCCATATTCCAGGTTTAAAACGTGATTGTCTACTACCAAAAAATATTTACTGTACCTACTGGCTTCCATTGTAGACATATGTATCTCAAATCGACTTGCTATAAACCGCTGTGTTAACTTTAAAGTATACAGCATTCCAAGAACAATAGCAAGCTCATCTAGTTTAGAATTTAAAACTAGATGCCAAGGATCCGGCCACTTGTCCGGAGTAAGGGGGTTGAGATAATGACTAACAAATGGTGCTCGACTCCAAAGATGTGCAACATCCTCTAGTGGAGTTTGGCTAGTTTCTATGCTATCACGAAATTGTTTCCATTTTATTAATCTATCATTGTTGTATAGATCAAACACCGTAGGTAATATTATATTCGATTGAACCAATAGCACCAGAAATTAATGGGTTTTGATATTTAAGAAGTAGGGTGTCATTATTTGGTCCAGCTGAATCATCATAGTTGCTGTTGTTTTTTAGTTCTGCAAAAAATTCGAATCCTGTCATAACAATTCCTCCTCCCGAATAGGTATATGTATCTGAAATTTCTATGTCAGTGTTAAATGTGTTAATCACTATGACAACTTGTCCGGTCCTTACGTGCTGACCTAATCTCAAAGTGTAATCAACATAAATGTAGTTGTTGTATGCACTGAACACAGCCAATGGTCTTGGTGCATCACTGAGATATAGTTCGCTGTAGTTTCTATCCACTAGGCTGGCTGAGCTAGCATTTTCAAATTCCACTCTAGTATCTGCAGTAGTCACACTGACAATTCCAGATTCTTGATGTCGATTGCTGGAACAGTTTACCAATGTGTTGCCGAAGGATTCACCAAATGACACTATACTAGTATATGGTGAAGACGCACTGTTGGTGTTGTTGCCACAGTTGGTGAATCTAGATCTTTGAAACTGTGTTCCTCTTCCTTGAGTACTAATGAATGCTTGATTGGCCACTTCTTCAAAGTGACAGTCGTCAATGTGCCAAAGATTTCCCTGACCAACAACACCGCCAATATATATTCCTGTATCACAGACAAAAAATTCACAGTGTTCAAAATCCACTACTGAATCAAATGACACAGTCTGTTGGCATTCCACTGCCAATGGTGTTGAATGCCATTTGCAATCTTCAAACACCAGTTTGTTGACTCTGGTGCCAAACAAGTTATTTTCCCAAAATACTGATGCAGTTACATTGGCAGACCCATCTGTGAATTCTGCCAGCACTGGAGTAATAGTGCTGGTACTGCCGCTGCCCGAAGACAAGCTGGTCACTGTGAAATTAGATTGCACTGTTGCGGCCAATGTTGCATCTGACTTGGAACTAATTTTAATACTACCGCCTACCACAACAGCTTCAAAGTTTGCACTAAATGTGGCATCAGCATTTAATGTTCCTACTGCTATGCCTAGGGTGTTGGCAAAAGTACTGGTAAAGGCAGTGTTGATAGTTGAACTCACTCCGCTGCCCGATACTATGACGTTACCACCTATACTCATTGTGGGTATGTTGTACAAACAACTGGCATTTTCCGGCACAAACACAGCATCACCTAACACATATCCAGATTGCCATTTAACACTTTTGAATTTACATTCCTGTGAACCGGTTATGACTGTTTGACCATCGTTATGATTAATGGTTAAATTTTCTATCACAATGCCTTGCGGTCTACCGGAGATGTCTTGGAAGATAATATTGTTATCTCCTATTTCTAGAACTGTTTCTTGTGAATTTTCTCCCTTGATCAACACATTGCTAGGTATAATTAGATCATCAAGAAAAAGATACACACCATTTGGCACAGCCAATATTTTTTTAAATTTATCGTTGGAATTTTTAAACAGTTCATCAATGGCCGTGGTAAATGCTAGAGTGCTGTCAGTTGATCCGTCTGGTATTGCACCAAAATCTACCACACTGACCTGTATCTCATCTATTTTAGACTGCAATCCACGAGCAATACTGAGAGTAATTGAATTATCATCGGCAGCAAATCTATAGCTGGCGGCCAATTCTAAAATATTATCGTGTTCAGTAAGGACTTTGGTGTTGCCCACTGCCGGGGCACCTTCAGCAACACTGCCGTTGCCTATGAATAGTTCTTGACTGTCAACAGCCCAGGCAAATTCTGCTGAACTCAGTTGTGGAACACCTATGCCTGAATTTTTTTGGCCTCTTCTGACCTGGATTTTCGAGATTTGAATTACAGCCACTTTGATATCCTCTATGCGTTATAGAGTATTTATCTACCTAGCTTGTAGTATTCCTCTACCTTTGTGAGCCAGGCATCCTGCCACTTGTTGAAGTCTGTAGGTTCTAGTGTGAACTGCTGATATTGAAAGTCTCGTGAACACATAAAGATAACACCTTTCTTGATGTCTGTGCCATAGACTTCATTATGTGCTAATATATAGGCCATCAGCTGTAGGTAGTAATCTTCTACCCATTCCGCTTTCTTGGGCTTGTTGGTCTGTTTGTAATCGCATACTGCGGGCTCTCCATCGTGTACTGCAACTAGATCAGTTGTACCTGAAAACAATCCCGGATAGTATAGACTCTGTTCCATAGCCCATACTTCGGATACTTTTGATAATCCATTTTCAATAATAACATCAGCCATTTTGTTAGCCTGTACGTGAACAGGATTGTTACCAGGCTGTCGTTGTATACCAGCAATGAATCTTTCTAGATTGCTGTGCATGGCTGTGCCTACGCCTGCAGCTTCAGTGGTAATCTGTTGTGCTTTTTCAACTCCTACTCGTTTCTTCCATTCGTTCAAATGAGTCATGTCTTTGGTGGCACTCAATATAGTAGTCACTGAGGGTAGACTTTCGCCGTCGGGAGTTTGGTAAACACGTTTACGTGTTACGGGGTCGTTGATTTGAACACAATTTTTATATTGGAAACGTTCAACAAAGGGTGGTGGGTTGATAATCATATACTGTATATATTACAGTAAAGATATTATGTTGTCAAGCCTGGGTGGCTAATTGTTGTGGGGCAGCACTGGCTGCAATTTTATCTACTTCCGCTTGACTGTCTTTGGTGCCGTCTGGTTTTTGTTTTTCGCTGCCGGCGCCTGGCACTTTGAGCTCAATGCCGTCATCATTGAAATTTGAAATCATTGCCTGTACTGCCGGACTTGAATCGTACATGGCTTTGAAAGTTTCATAATCAGCGGTAAGCTCAAATCCGTTGATTGCTAAAACTTTGTTGAGTCCGTTCCAATTTAATTTCGAAGGGGCTTTTTGACTGGCAGCACGACCTATATAGTTTCTAAGAACCATTATGAATCGATCAATTTCTATTCCGGAGTTTCCGCCAAATTCAAAAAATCTCATTTTAGTGTGCTCAATTCTTTAGTAAGTTCTTGAATCTGCTTTTGCATTTCTTTAATCTGCTCTTGAATGGCTTTCTTTCGTTCGGCCATCTGTTTGACCTGAGCTGCCTGCTGTTTGGCCATTGCTTGAGGATCCATTGCTGGGGCCGGTGGCTGACCGGCAGCTGGAGGTTTTGATCCTGCAGCACCAGCTGCAAATGTTCCCAACGGAGACGGTTTAGCACCCGGAGCCGCTGCACCAGGCATAGGAGGTGTTAACTCTCTTAGTCGTAACCCACTGGTGAATTCTTCGAGTTTCATCCTGCTAATGCTCTCATCAAACGATTCTGATGGTTGATACTTTCGCGCATCTCACGACCTGCTTCTTCTGCACCACCTGCAGCTGGCTCAGCAGCGGCAAATTCGTCTCCACCTAATTCAGCATCTGCGTTCATGGCATCGGGTTCAGCAGCCATGTCAGCTGCCGGCTCGCCGCCTAACATATTGACAGGCTGTTCTTCACCTGTTAGTGTACGTACTCCAGTGGCCAATGCTTCACGTGTGGTCTTGAGATTTTCCAAGGCTGATTGAATTGCCGGAGCCACTGCTTCAATAAATCCCTTTGCCTGTTCTTGTCCCATTTCGTCACGGATGCTATCACCTAACTGCAATAGAGTATCATTCTCCATACCGCTTAGTTCTTCAATCCAACGGCCCACTCTGTCAACCATGGTCTTTGCTGTGACGATCGCACTTGCTTGCTGGATCTCACCTTCTCTTAAATTATTCATACTTTCTCCTGTTTGTTCTATGCTTTCATTCTCTTTTTTGTAAATCTTATTGTCAGCTTTTTCACTGCCTCTCATACGATTCATAACTTTCTTTGCACTCTTGTCTGTGGTCATATAGTCGCCGGAAGTCATTGTGTTTACAATGTCTTTGCCTGCTTTGTCTTGATAAGATTTTAGAGTGTTTGTACTTAATTCTGTTTGAATGTTTTCGCTTCCAACCATATCTTTGAACTGATCTTCTAGATCTTCTAGGTAGTCGGCCATGTCAATTTCGCCACCGTCTTGATCACTATAGGCATAATATACTTCTTCCACAGCAGATTCAACATCACCTTGATTGAGAGCTGCTAGTACTTTATTATAATCAGGATCACCGTAGCCACCACGTTCGTTCATGTTTTCATCAAAGTTTTTGAGGATCATCATCAATGCTTGTTTGTCGATGTCTGCACCTTCTTGTACTGTGTTGTCTACAATAGGTTCATCACGCTCTGATAATTCAGCTACTATGGCATCGTGCATGAACTGTGCCTGTGACAGTGCATCATTTTCCACAGTTTCATTGAAGCCAGAACTGCTACGTGCTGTGTAGATCTGTGTGCGCAGTTTGTTTCTAGCATCTTCCAGCTGTTCAACATTGAATGTTTCTAGATTCAGTTTGCGACCAAAAGTCTTAAACATACTTTCGTTCAGTCTTTTACTGGTTCTATTAATTTTGAAGAGATCTGTGGTTTTCATATTGGTTGATCCATAGTGATGTATTATTTATTCAGAAATAAGTCAAAGCGGTTACAGTTTCTTTGGCAGCTAGAGTTTTATCTCTGCTTTCGCAGTACCTTGCCCAAAGAGTATCCGCTTTTTCATAGTTTTTAGTTATGACAGCTTTTTGATACTGTGTTCTTAGAATCTGACTATCTGTGAACCATTTGCCGTACTCTTGGTCTAATCTGTAAATTTTATCTACGGTTGCAGAATTGGTATTTTTTGTCACTAGATTGGCCATTCTGATTGCTGTGGCATTGAGATTAATGTTGCTGTAGATAAGACTGTTGTGCCTATAAAGATGTTTTGTAGTTTCTTCACTGACGATTAACACATCACCTACAAGAATACCTTCAGCAACCTTCAGTGGCAGAATGTGGTTGTCAGCTATGAGTTTATGCTGTGCGTTAGCTACTAAGTGCTCTAACCGCCGCTGTATGTTTGTCATAAAAAAAGGACCTATGGCCCTTATTTAAGTGGGTGATTGATATTAGCTAAACATCTTGGCAACTAGATCCATATGCCCTGATACCCAGCCTAATACCGCTACGCCACCAGCAGTCATATAGATCCATTTTTGTCTAAATTTTTCTAATTCTGTAATTTTACTGGCCAATTGACTATGTTGTTCACAGCTTGCACCATACATGTCTTCTAGTTTGGCCATGACACTTTCTCTAGTTTTATCTAGACAGTCGTGCATGTCTTTAACATCAACCTTGATCTCATCTAATTTTTCGTCTAGGTTCGCTACCTTGGTTTCTACTACACCAAGTCGTTCTACGGTTGTGGCCATGTAGGCTGTTTCCTTTTATGTTAAGTCAAGTGCTCGCTCCGAGCCATGTGCCTAAGTGTTCCGAAATGCCTAATTGTTTTGCCTGTTAAATTATATTTATCCCGCTTGTGAGATTTCGTGTATCCAAATATTTGCACGATCACCTTTGGTTTGAAATATTGAAGGTGTAATATCTACTGAATTATTTAACTGATTTATCACAGGAACACCTTCAAGGTCATCCAACAGCAGACCCACTGGATCGTCACCAAGTCGAAAAACAAAATCTCTTTCAACTGAAAATTCCCAAATCCAATGAGTGGCAGCACCTTCTATAGCATCGGGTAGTCTACCTGTGTGGCATTCTGGGTCTCGATCCCATTCCACATTTGACCTAATGCCAATGGCCTGTATGAGGCTGTTGAAATTGGCCTGTTGCCCCAATTTCAAATGATCTGTTTCTGATCTAGATGGACGAGAACGTGTGATATCAACCACACTGACAAGTTTGAACAGTTGCATAATTATATGCTACTATTTAACTCTACAAAATTGTAGTCGTAAAAAAGCCCGGCGAACCGGGCTTAGTCTTCCCATCCCTGAGAATTTAAAATTACATACCTTCTAGGTCTGTCGGAACAGTTACTGTAATTGTGTTGGAATCAGACAATGTAGCAACACCGCTGCCGGCTGTATTAGTAAATGTACCTGTATCTAGAACTTGAGCAATTAGTCTAGCAACAGCGTCGATGCTGGTGCTGTGACGATCTGCTACCATAAAAATTTCAAGACCGTTGCTTTTGAATTGAAACAAACGAGCTATAGAACCTAGTGCATCGGAAATCTTTGCTGCGGCTGCGTCTGAAGCTGCTACTGCTAGTCCTGATCCATTTAGAACTACTTTGTAGAATGTTAATTCGGATGTGTATTGAATTGTACCGCGAGCTACTGCTGTTGGATTTGTTCTTGTGAATGTTGCCATGATATGTTCTCCTTAAATCAATAGTCCCGCTCCGGGACTGGCATATTATTTAGTCAGATTGGAAAAAACCGTGGTCTTAGACCTGTTAATCGGCTCGAAACGGAGTCCAGCGATCACGTGGCACTAATTTTGAACCGCCTGCAACATAGCCTTCACCACCGGGCTTACCACCTGTAGTTTGTTCTATGTCGCCGCCTGATGCATCTAGCTCACGAATTACTTCGTCTTTGGCCGCCATGATCTCACGCACTAGTTCAAACATCACATCCATGACTCCGGGGTGCAGTTCGCTGTGTGCCGCTATCTTGGCAGCTTTGGCAGGAGTCTTTTGCTCAAAGGCCATAAAAGCTTCTGTGTTGATATTGTCCAGTTGTTTTGTTTTCGATTGGTTATTTACAAAAGTGTAAATTTCACTCTGCAGATAGCCCATACCAGCAACAGGAGCTAACAATTTATCAATGGCCTGTTGATTTTTAGCCAGTGCTTCAATAGCAGCAATATTGTCTGCACCAACTGCTGGTCTATAGCTAACACTGGTCAAGCCAAATACCTTTAGGTCTGGATTGCCACTAAACTGATCAGGATCGTCAAAGTCCGCACCTGTCTTGTCTCCAAAGTAACCAAACACCTTGTGTGCCGCCACTGCTACCTTGGCCTTGGCCAATGCTCGACCAATTTCACTAGTGCCAGCAACAGAGTAAGTGGTTTGATTGGGAGTAAATGTAATTTTGCCGTTAGCGCCGGCATATGGTTTGCCTGGATGGAATAGGATGTCTCCGTAGACATAACCTCGAAACTCTGCAGGAGTTGCACGTTCAAATATGGGCCATAATGCTGCCATATCTCCGGCAAACTTCTCACGCCAATCTTCGCCTTTGCCACGACTCATGATAAACTGTTTGAGTTCGTCTGGGCTAGAACTTTTGCCTTCCTCACGTCCCCAGTTGTTTTTGCCTACCAGTCGGAAACTGCCATCATCCTCACGTCCCCAGTACACTGTGGGATTGCCGTCCCACTTGATCGTGATACTGGTTTCGGGACTGGCTAGATCTTTTAGTATTTTAATGGCCTTGTTTGCACCATTGGCTTCTGTGAATACAAGATCTTCTAGGTGGTTGAACTCACGGCCCACTTTCTTGGGTGCAGGGGCTGCTTCAGCTTCACGTAAAAATTCAAATGCTCTCATTTAACTCGTTCCATCATTTTGCGAAACCAAGAGGGTGTTCCAGTTTGCGCACTTTCAAACGAGATTACGTTTTCCGGCAAGGTAATACCTTGCTTGCCCAATGTTTCTCTTGCGCCTGCAACTAGTTCTTCGTAGTTAGGCAATTTTTTAATAAAATCTAAAATGTTGTCCACTGATTTGATATCTTTAACTGTGGCTGTTTGTCCCAGCAACACCTTGGCAATTTGATTCCAGTCGTTGCCATTGGGTAGTAGTTCGTCTGTGGTAGCATTTAGTATTCCGTGCTTTGGACTGTACTTGATGCCGCGAGCACGAGCAATTGAACTCAATAGGATATGTCGATGTTCACCGCGATACTCGCCCTGTCCACCAATCATTGAGCCTTGTTGAAATTTAGGATTAGCTGAAAACATAAAGTCTGCTTGTACAAATCCATTGTCCGGACTGCCTTTGATTGGCACCTTCCAGTGTACATTGTCTCCGCTGAGTTTGATGTTTTCTTTGCCAAATTGTGCAATGAGTTTTTCAGCGAATGATTTTTTATCCACTTCGTTGGCATCAACTGACAGGTCTAGATCACCTGAACTGTTCTTTTCAAAGGTGCCATCTGGATCTTCTTTGCGGCCTGTGGTACCTAGCCATTTAACCGGCTTCTTGTCATCAAGATGCTTTTCTTTGGTAAAGTCAAGACCTGTGATTTTTTCAATGTAGAGAATGGTTTCCTCTACGTCTCCTGTGGCAATACGCTGTGTTAGTGGTTGTTTTTCCGGGCCTTTGAATACGTTGCCGCCTTCTGACAGTTTACTGATCATTGCTTTCATCCAATTTTTTCTTGAGTTTACGTGCTTCTGCTATTCTGCGAACACCACGTGTGAATTTTGCAGGATCTTGACCCTTGATTGCATTGATAAGTCTACGCTCAAGTTCGTCTGCTGAAGCAGAATCATAATTTTTATGAATACTTTCCAAGAGGTTAATAGCCGAATTGATGATGTTGGCAGCACGACTTTCTATCAACGAATCAGTGCTGCGCACATCGGCAATAGAATTTAGTTCCTGCAAAATCGATCTGGTTTGAAGCTTCATTGAAATATTCCTATTGTGTATTTAACTCATTTTAAACAATAATAACATTGTACTGAAAAATGTGCGATCGCACAAGAGCCGGATAAATAACTCAGTAGAAACACTGAGTCTACACTAACACACAGGAAACACAATGAAATTTTTATCAGATCGAATGTTAGCTATTATGGAACGTCTATCCGAAATGTTCCCTGGATCCAGCTATCAAAGCCGCTTAGATCAATATCTAAGCACCAAAGGCATTACCGATGCCGCACAACTCGAAAATTATATTCGACAATTCAACTCCCAAAAGGAATCTTATCTATGAAAACAATCTTAAACTCAATCTGGTCATTTTTAGAATCATTTGCACAGGCCCGTGCTGCCGCAAGTCTTGCTCGTCAAGGTCGCATTGAAGAAGCCAAAGCCGTATACACAAACTAAATGAACTACTTAGACACCGTAATAATGCTGTTACGCTGGAAACAACAAGGGTGGGAAGTACATCCTATAGTTGACGAATTTCACGGCTGGTTCTAAGCTAATAAATACTGGCATGAAATTAGTGTATATACACGGTGCCAATGCCACCAGCGAGAGCTTCAATTACATCAAGAGTAAACTAGGCGACGGACTAGATATAAACTACGACAGTCGCAATGGGTTTGAAAACAACCTAAAAGATATGCAGTCTACGTTAGACGGGAATACTGATCTAGTGTTTGTTGCACATAGTCTAGGCGGTATCTATAGCCTGCATTTGGCCAATAGTATGCCCGATGCTGTTAAAGGTGCTGTTACTCTAAGCACACCATATGGTGGCGCCGAAGTGGCAGACTATGCCCAATACTTCTTGCCGTTCAGCAGACTGATGCGTGACATTGGTCCTAGTAGTTGGGTTATGAAACAGGCAAGAAACATCAAGATACAGCATCCTTGGAC